CGGCGTTCTTCATCCCGTCGAAGCGCTCGAACATGAGTTCCGGCAACGGCACCGGGATATCCAGGTTAACGTCCTTTACCCGGTCCAAAAGAGACGCCACACCGTCGCTCTCGCGCGCCAAGTCGGCTGCGTCCTTGACCGAACTGAAAAGTCTGTTGGATAAAGAGAGCGCAGCCTGCGTGAGCTCCACCTTGCGCCCTTCGGCGTTGACCTGGTTGACCTGCCGGGTAGCATGCTCAAGCATCCGCACGGAGTCATAGACCCCGGCTAGCTCATCCATGGACAGATTGCGATAGTTGGTGCGCTGGATCTCCTGACGGACTGCATCCGGAATCGGCAACACCACCCCTTCCTCATCATTCATCCTCCGTAGGAAGGCATCGAGAGGCTCCCGGTACTGCATGCGTTCATCAGCTTCCTTGTTGCTGATCCTGGTGAAACCGTATCTGTCCAGGATAGCCCGGATCTGGTCGAGGAACTGGCCGCCGGCCTGGCCGGACTTGCCCAGTTCCTTCATGGTTCCCATCCTGTTTGCGTAGGCCTGTACCTTGTCCGCGAAGTCCCGCGCCTTGACAGCCTCTTTGTACAGGTAATGGTTCAGCAGTTCGCGGTACTTGGCTGCGCCGGCTTTTTCGTAATCCCCCCTCTCCGCAGCTTCGGACGATTCCAGCGCCGATTTCCCGGCGGCATTGGAATAAAGGTGCGGCAGAATCTCTGCCACCCGCTTCGCTCCGATGGCCTCAGTCGCGGTGATCTTAAAAAACCGGATAGGCGGTATGTCCCCGAGCATGGCGTCACTCTCTTCGCGATCCCGGGCCTCCTTGGCACGTACTTGCGCCGTGGTGGCTTCGGCACCGTCGGCGCCCCTGGTCCCAGCCACCCTGACGAACGGCCTGACCTCCCCGGCTTTGCGCCGTATCGCCTGCAACTCCGCCTGCATGACCTTGCCCTGGGCGTCGTTGTGCACATCCTTCAGGGCCTGTTCGTGAATGGAACCGTCCGTCATCATGTCGCCGTAGCGATCACGCATGCGCCGGTCGGTTTCGGCCTTGACGTAATCCTTCAACTTAGGGGCAGCGGCCATCTTGCGGACCATCTCATCACCGGAACCGAATCCGGCCATTTCGGCAACCGCGTCCGGATGCAGCCCCCCTTCTTTAGAATAGACGCGCTGAAACTCCCGCGGCAGCTTCTTGACAAACGCTTCGCCGTACTGCTTCACCAGGGCCTCGCGGGAAAGCTTGACATCGCCAGTTGCGCGGCCGTCGAAGGTCTTGCCGGTGGTGAGCGCCTGGTACGTTTGATAGATCGGATCATTCTTGGCCTCGTCCTCAACCTCGGCCCAGGTCCTTTTACGCTCCTCCTTCCACCATGACGTTTGTTCCCGGTCCTTCTCAGCCATAAGCTTGCGCAGTAATTGCTCTTTTGCCAGCTCACCGGCCTGTTCGGCGTCCTTCCGGTAAAGGTCAAACTCAGCCTGGGACATTCCTGCATCTTCCGCCGTGGCAAAGAGCGGCTTCATATCCTCCGTGTCGCGCATCCGCTCGATCTCGCTGTCGGTTGCCAGCATGCGGTCGAACACATCCCGGATCTCGGGGTTCAACTGGACGTTGAGGGCGGTCATGTCCTTGTAGACGCTGATCATCCAGGCTTTCATGCGCTGGAAAACGGAGTGCATTTCAACGCTCGGGGCGTTCCCTTCCCTGATGTACGCCTCAAAGGCCCTGGCAAGCGTTTCATGGTGTTCCGTTCGGATATCGGCGCGGGATTCAACTCCGGCGAATTTGAGCAGGGCAGCATAATCATCCTTGATCTGCCGGGGGGCATCGGACCGCTCGGCCAGGTCGTCAAGGACCTCGGTGAAGAAGTGGCCGGATTCATGGATGAACGTGGAGAGGTTGGCGTGTTTCAACAGGCCGATCTCGAAATTGCGGGTGTTGTCGAAACGGATGTAACCGCGCTTGTCATCACCACCCTGGTAAAAGTAGTTCAAAATTTCAGGCATGCGGCCGGTATTCTTGAATGAAAGCCCGTTCCCGGAATAGATGACATCGTTCAGTGGCGCATCGAACTTAGCGCCAAAGGCTGCCAAATTCCGTGCTGCTGCCTGGCTGCCGGGTAGAGCAGGGACAATCATGATCATTGACGCGCCGTTCCCCTTGTGAAAAGCGGACATGATCAATGATGAACCTGTCGCGGAGTCACCGGTTTTCAACTTAGCCATTTTAGCGACTGACATGGGGACAAACGAAACCGGCTTCCCTTTGGAGTTGAGGATAATAATCCCGGAATCGCCGTCCCCAAACAATCGGGCGTAATCAATCACATGTTGTACGCTGGTAATGCTTTCAGACGACGGTAATTTGATAATCTCCCGATCATAGGTTATTATTTTATGGGTGCGCTCTTTGTCCGTGTTCAATAAACCGAGCGGGATACTCTCACCCCTATCACCTTTTCCCTTGGTCAAAACCGCCCCTCCTTCCTGACCGACAACAATCATGCCCCTTGATTTAATCCCAGACCCATCAAGCAACGCGGACAGAACCGATGTTATCTGCCGATCAGCGAGCGACGGCGTTGGATCACCGCTCGGATGATTGTGGGCGAACCAGACTTCGGCTGCGCCGGGGAAATCGTGTACTACCCCCAGGAGATCCCTCGGCGACAAGGTAGTGGAGTCCAGTGCACCGGTGGAATGCTGGATAGCACCGAGGACGTCGCCATTAGCGTCGGTAACGATGGCAATGGCCGCCTCTTGCGCTCGTTTGGTGAGGGGAAAGGCGATGTGGGCAGCGTCGGCTGGGGTTTTGATCCTGGTGATTGCGGAATGAAGGACGCCGGCAACGACCTTTTTTACATGGTCGTCGCTGTTGGTGGATGTGGCCGATGCGGTTGCTTCTTTTTGATCATTATCAATGATTTTGATATCGACATGATCACCCGTATTTGGGATACTTTGAATGAGTGTAGACGGACCGTCACCTCTTGAAGGTTCCGCACCCCGGGCTTCTGACCCGGGTAAAAGTGGAGCCTTTAATTTTGCCCATAGTTCATCCCTATCGTCGGGGAGGTGATTGGGCAAGTCGTCCCTGGAATCCTCTGAAACAGGCGCCTTTTCAGATTGATACAACTCTTTAACCCCATCGGTGGCGATATGATTGACAACCGATTGGAGAAGGGTGTCAACATCTGATGGTTTCGAATTGATATTAGTGTTGTCGAAACGTATGAAGCCGGGCTTGACATTCTCCTTGAATTGACGGAGAATACTATCAATTGTACTGCTCTGGCCCGACAGATCGCGCATAGGGGACCCGTTATCGGGTGGATTGGTCTGCGCCCTTTCCCAGAGCGGTTTTTTTTTGTCAAAAAAGTCCCTTCTCACGACCGCAGCTGTTTTTACGTCATAGAAATCCCCACGCTCAGAAGGCGTCAACTGAATATAGACAACTGAATTTTTATCATTCTTCCTGGCAAGCAGCAGATTGCCTTTTTGCCCTTGATAAATTGCATCGCATCCAGTCACTACCGAATCAACCAACTCTTCAGCCGAGCCATAACCAGCAGCCTGTATTTGTTTTAGTCGTTCGGGACGTTCTATGTGAATCTTCCCTTCTTGCTCATTTCCGTTGCGCAAAAGTATAGGTGCTGACTGTCTCCTGATAGCTGCTCCGATTTCAGGAGTGATTTCGCCAAAAACATACCTTCCATCGGGAGCAGGAACGAAATTATGGTTGCTGTCGAGACGGATTAAGCCTCGCTTGACATTCTGATTGTCTTGATAGAGAATATTATCAGTAAGAGCCTGGTGAATCGGAGAGTCTGATTCGTTAATACTGGAAGCACCTGTCCTCTTTCCAGTGCCAGGCTCTTGATCTTTTTTAAATTCAGTAAGCAGCCACCGTTTTCCTATGCCTTCCCAATCAAGTCTGACAGCCGCTTTATGGTCTTCCGTTTCTAGTTGTATCCTGTTTTTCCCCCTGCTGGCAACGGACATTCCCCTCAGAATTTCTTGCAGATTATCCACAACATCAGCGTGCTTCACCAGGATCTTTGCCAGGCCGTACCCATCCAAATACTCCTTTGCCGCTGTCCCTTCTTTCCCCCAGACAAGATCAATATCACCCACATCCGGATGATGGAGGGCGCCTATCGCTTCACCTGTCCGATGTTGCGTAAGGCGCTCGATTGCACCTTTGTCATTGTGCGCCAGATCACGCCATACCGGCCCGAAATAGGACTGTTCATCCGTGTTGTACTTCTGCATCAATTTTTCCGGAGACCAGGTTGAGCCTTCTTGGTTCAGCTCCCTGACCCAACTGCCGGCAAGATCGTTGATGGCCGATTGGAACTGATCCGGACCTGCCAGTTTCAGGTTGTAATCCCGGTACAGATCGTATGGATCGACGCTGGCGCGTTCCCCCAAGACCCGGAAGGCATTGGCGACCAGTTGGGCGTTATGTTCCGCTGTGCTGCGATCGGTGCCGATGTCCAACTGCTGCCCCACCAGATCATCATAAACCTTGTTGTATGACTCGTTGCCCTTGACCGCTTCCTGTGACCGGCTCAACATGTTTTTCAATGCGTCGATGAAGCCGCCGCCGATGCCGGCGTTGTCCTTGACTGCCTGAGCCTGGGCTTCGGTCTCGCGCAGGGAGGCATCCCCCAAGGACAGCTTGGCATCCTTCACCAGCTCGCCGTATTGATCCAGGCCCGACAGTTTCCCGGTGAATTCCCCGAACGGGATGACGATATCGGAGCCGGTCCTGTTCGCCTCGTGATACGCCTCGGGATTGGACAGCACTTCATCCGCAACAGTGGCAGGATCAAGACCGGCTGATTGAAACAATTCATTCCACCGGTTCACCGGGACATAGGCGTTGTCGATGCCTGCATGTTCTTCAGCCACATCGCTCAAATGCTGTTGCACCAAGTCAGGCGCCCGGCCATTCACCTTGCTGTCCTGAACAATCTTGCCGATCTCCGTGAGCGCATCCGCCCTGCGCCCTGCCTGATACTGATCATATAACGGCAGAAGCGTTTCAAGGACGGAACTCCCGACAATCGGCCGCCCCGTCTCCATGGCGTGCTGGGCTCCGAAAACCAGGCCAAGCGCCATCTCATGGGCAATCTCCTCAGGAGCCATCAGGTTGATTGCGTCAGCCTGCTTGTCGTAACCCACATAGTTCAGCCCGGCCTTGTCCAGGGCACGGTCCAGGACCCCGAATACCGGGTTGAGCGTTGCACCCCTGACCAGGCTGTTCACCAGGGAAGAACCCCCGAACGGCAGCTTCGTCATGGCGTACGCGGACATCCCGGCCTTGAGCGCCAGTCCCGTTGCCGTGTCCGGATCGACCCCCTTGGCGGTCAGATCGTCGTATTTCTCATTGACCGCCTGCCCCACGATGTTCCCGAGCCCGGCGCTTCCGGACAGCACCATGGGCGCCAGTTCCTCCAGGGACCTGAAGAGCTTGCCGCCGAACCCCTGTTCCGGAGAGGCTGCCGACTGTTTCTGGATATCGCTGAACGCGTCATAAAGCTGCGAGGCGAATTCCTTGTAATCGTCATCACCATTGACGGCATCTAAAACGGCCGCCACCGGGAACGCCAGCTTGGTGGCCAGTCTGCCGGTTCCCCCCTGGATCGCCTGGAAGGGTTTTGTCCCGTACTCCCCGGCAAAGTAATTCGCCTCGGCCTGATCCCTGGGAGTCCCGAACTGCAACGTCGATATAGGAGCATTACTCTGGCCGCCGAACCCGTTTCTGGCCAGATCCTCCAGCCGGGTCAGGGTGCCGATGTCGTCATGGGCCACCGCGGCGTTGTCGGGATCCAAGAGTGTCCGGGCCGTGACCGGGTTGGTTGCCGGCAGCGAGGCCCCCTGCTGCTGCAACTGCATCAGCTTGACCGGCGCGCCGTTTCTGATCAGCCCGACCGGCACGTTGCTTTCCCTGGCCAGGCGCTGCCACTCGGCCTCTTGATCGGGAGTCGCACCGGACTGGGCTGCCTGGGAAAGCACCGCCGGGAGGGCGGCGGTGCTAGGCTGCCCCTGGCCTGTTACCTGATTGATGATCGAGAGAACGCTATTGTCATCCATTATTTAACCCCTTGTGAATGGTGAATGGTTCAAAGGCGTGAATGGTGAAAGGTGAATGGTGAATAAAAGCGATTCAAAGTCTTTACTATTCACTCCTCACGTCTCACGCCTTAAAGATTCACGCCTCACCTGAGCCCCCCCGCCACGACTCCCGCAGCCGCCTTCCGCGCCTGCCCGACGGTAAGCGGAATGTTATTCTTCCTGGCGACCTCGTACACCTGCCGGTACGCATCCGACGTACCCAGATACCGGTCAGGAGTCTTGAGAGCTTCGCCCAACGGCACCTCGGTCGCCGTGTTGGACATGAGAGACGTGATCATGGCCGGCTGCTTCACCCAATCCTGGGCCGCCTGCTGGACCTGCACCGGGTTCATCGGGCCGCCTGCCTGTTCCCGCTGGAACAGGTACGTGCCGAAACTGGCCGCGCCGTTCTCCACGATCTGCTCCTGATCGGCGCTGAGGGTTCCCTTGTACCCGAGCAGCCCCTTGACCGTCTTGTTGATCGAATCCGCAGACCAGGAGACCGGCTGTCCCTTGGCCTGATCGGCGTTCCTCTTTTGCAGTTCCGTGAGCATGGAGGCCTGTTCGGCGTCGATGGCGCCGATGGCCCGCAGCCCGATCGGATTGGCCGTCTGCAACGCAGCCGGATTGCCGAGGATCTGGCCAAAGGTTTTGGCCTGTTTCTGTTGCTGAACAATGATCTGCTGTTGCTGATCCATCAGGGCCAGTGACTTGCGGTGCTGGACATCGGCGTTCTGCTGCCCCACCTCGTGCTCAAGGAGCTGTTTCGCCCGCTCCGAGTCCATCTCGTTCAGCGCCTGGAACTCCGGCCACCTGGTGATGCTTGCCCCAGGATGCTGGCCGGCCGCGGTCATATCGTTCAGCTTCTGGTCGATGGCCTGGATGAGGGAATCGCCCTGTGACTTCGTGGCCTGGGCGTTCAGGGCGTCCTTGATGGTCGAGAGGCTGTGGGCGTCATAGGTGGTCATGGTCTTGACCGCGTCCGTAACATCAGGATCCTGGGCCAGTTGGTCAAGAGTCTTTCCCGCGTTCTCGGGTTTGAGCATCGCCTGATAAATGACGTTCTGTGAGTTTTTGACCGTTTCTCCCACCGCGGCCTGGTACTGGGAGGCCCGTCCAAGGACCGCCTGCCGAAATTCCTGCTGCATGGCAGGATCGTCGGGGAATGCCTCTTTTGCTTTGCTGAGTGCATCAACGATGTTGCCGCCCTGCTGATAATACGTGTCCGCAGCCGTGGCCACCTTCTGGGCGTCAGCAAGCGGCTTGAGGTAGGAAATGATCGTTTCCCGGTCCTGCTTGGTGAATACCGACCCTTCGGTGCCGGGTATCCCATTGCCCTGGTCGTCCGTCGCGGGCTCCCCTTTATCGAACTCGTTGAAGTACTGCAAGGCCGTTGTGGCCTGGCCGGTCTTGATCAGGGAGTCGATAACCGTCTTGTGGGCCGAGGACTCGTACTGGGTCAGTATGTCTTGCAGCACCGGGCTGTCGGGACTTATACCGTTGAGCGCGGCCTGTGACTTGAGCGCGGTGATGCCGTCATCGATATGGGAGCTGACCAGGTCGGGAAATTGGAAATCCTGGGCAATGCTGTTCAGTGACAGGTCAACGCTAGCCTTGGTAAGCTCGCCGTTGTACGCCATCTTCTGTTTGTACTCATGCTCGTTGATGGCGGTGCTGTACGCATCGATGTGCTTTTGGGCGATCTGGTTGAAGGCCGCCCGCTGCGTGTCGTTATCCAGCCCCGATTTGATATCGTCCAGGTTCTCCAGGAGATCGCCCCGGAACTCCTGTTCCAGACCGTCAGCCGCCTGTCCCTGGCGCAGCAGGTAACCCATCGGCTGCCCGGTGTCCGGATCGATCTCCTGGTTGTACGCCAGGTCCTGCATCCGCTGGTTAAGGTCGTTCCGGGCCGCCATAACCTTGGCATGGTCGTAATGCGTGGCCATAACGTCCAGGGCTTGCGAGACCTTGTCCAGACCACCGGCAAGCCCGGCCCCGAAGGCGTCAGGCCCGAGCGATGCGGCTTGCGGCGTGGCGACCGGGGCGATCCCCATGGTCGGGTTGTCATATGTCGGCATTTGCGGCATTGTTGGCTCCTGAAGATCAGTGAACAGTGAACAGTGATCAGTTATCAGTGGAAAAACACTCTGTTCACTGTTCACTGTTCACTGCTCACTGTTCACTGTTCACTGTTCACTGTTTACTGTTTACTGTTCACTGTTTACTGTTCACTGTTTACTCGTCACTGTTCACTGGTTAATCTGACGAATCCTGCGCCATGGCGTTCCTGGTCCCGTAATACCCGGTGATGGAACCCCCGAGACCCCCCAGGATTGACCCGCCTGCACCGAAGTACCCGGCCGTCTGGGCTGCCCCCCCCTTGAACAGGTCAAGTCCGGACTGGGCCTGCAGGCCGTCAGCCGTTCGCTGGGCGTTGTTGAGGATCCGTAGCGAATCCAGCTTGCCCATGCCGGCCGTACCGGTCAGGATGTCCAGGGGAGATCCGGAAGATGTATCCACCCCGGACGCTGACATGGTGGCGTTCTGCCGGGCAATCAACTGCCGCGTCTGCTGATCGTGCTCTGCCGCCGCGATGGCGCCGCGCTGTTCAGCGTCCTGGGCCGCGTTCTGTTCGACCTGGGCGTTGTAATTGGCCGTTGCTCTGGCGTTGTCCCCGGCGGCCACGGCGCTGTACGCGCTCACCCCGGTGCCCGCAACCGCTGCCACCGCCGCTATGATTGGAAGTGCCGGCATCTCTTAACCTCCGTGATCAGTGATCAGTGAACAGTAATCAGTAACTGCTTTTAAACCGTTCACTGTTCACTGTTCACCGCTTTCAAATACATACTTTCCAGTTCAAAATAACCACGACGTTTCAGCACGGCATCCATCCCCTCGAAGCTGGCGTCATGTTTTGCGCCCGACGAAATAAGCCGGGCTCCCCGTTTGAAGCTTTCCCGCTCGAATTCCGCCAGGAGCCTGACTGACCCCAACCCCCGGTGATCCGGATGGACAAACCAGGCGAACTGCTGGCCGATCAGACAAGAGTTGTTCCAGTAGGCCGGAACAACCACCCCGCAGATCCCGCCCACGACAACGCCATCCTTCTCCATCACCAACACCACGGATTTTGCCGAATGGACCATCGAGGCCAGCAGATCGGCAACGCAGCTCTTATCATAGGCCGCCAGTTCCGCCAGCCGAGTCGAAGCGTGAAACAGGCGCCCCAGTCCCACCAAGTCAGGGATATCGCCAAGTTTTGCCGGTCTGATCATCTTAACCTCCGTGATCAGTGAGCAGTGAACAGTAATCAGTAAAAAATTCTCGTCACTGTTCACTCGTCACTGTTCACCGTTTACTGTTCACTATATGTTAATGATTCCCGGCAGCCCGTCGGTAACCTTCACCAGGTGCGCCACTGTCCAGCAAACCTGCTGCTCGTTTTTCGCGGTCGTGTACAGCCGCATTGCCTGGAATCTCACCGGGGTGTCAATGTACTGAGCCCATTGCGAGTCCGTGTAATACAAGAACGAATTCTCATTCCAGAAAGAAACGTGTGTTGGGTCCTGGAACGCACCACGCCCATCCGTTGACGGCACTTGGATAAAGGCGTATCCGCCCGGCGCCAGAACCCGTTGCAGTTCTTTCATTGTGTGCAATGGGTCTTTCAGGTGTTCAAACACATCGAACGCCCTGACGACTCCGACAGAGCCGTCTTCAAACGGCCATCTCTCGTTCAGGTCAGTGCATACATCGGCATCCTTCAGATCAACGGAGGTATACTCAAGTTGCCTATTCAGACGGCCACCAAGGTCAAGTCTCAAAAGTGTATTGTTGTAGGCCCATTTCATGGCCATGGGCTCAATATACTTGTCGTAAAGCGGCCAAACCCCTTCCTGTATCTTCCGGTTCTCATTGAGCCACGTATTGTCCCCGTGGACCCGGTAGACGTAGAGAGGCTTGTCGATGTGGTAAAAGCATGTCACCTGGTACATCCGGCACATCAGGTCCTGATCGTCCAAAACTTCAAGGCCGGGATCGTACCCGCCAACCTGATCGTAAATACTCTTGCGGAAAGCCCGGACATGATCCGGGGCATACCATATCCTGGACACACTTGCCGGGGTGGGCTCAAAGGCAATCGGTTGATTGAGCAGACGCCCACGGAAATTAGTCCTTCTATATTCCCAACCGTGTTCGGAAAGGAAACGCGGTTGTTTCTCGCCGTTCATTCCTATAATGATGGCGTTGGAATAGACAAATCCGATTTCAGGATTTTCAAAGGCTTTGCGGATTTCCGCTATCGCGTTTGAGGTCAGAAGATCGTCATGATCCAACTCAACGAGGATATCCCCGGTGCAGTTGTCACAGGCAATTCCTTTACACTGGCCGACTCCCTTCATCTTTTCATCGATCTGGATTTCAATTACCCGAGGGTCATCAAATCCAATAATTTCAGCCCCGTTATTGTACAAAACGACCCATTCATCAAAGTCTTGATCATAGATGCTGTCATATACCTCATGAAGATATTTCGGGTCGTGCGTTGGTGTGAAGATTGAAATTTTCATGTTGGCTCCTTTTTTCAAGTGAACAGTTATCAGTGAACAGTGATCAGTGAACAGTAACGAGTTAAAGCTTTTACTGATTACTGATCACTGATAACTGCTTACTGATCACCGTTCACTGTTCACCGTTTACGGTCCTTTATAGAAAACGGAATAGATATAGGCGGAGTACGCCCCAGGCGAGCCGCTGTACTGCAACGAGGCGTTAAGCGTCAAAGTTCCGCTGGCTGTGACAAACACAATCCCGGTAATACAATGATTACTCAATCCGGTAGCTGCCGGAACTGAAGGGGCCTGTAATTCATTGGTTGCGGAATACGGCCCGCAAAAAGTTATTGTAGCTGTCCCGCCACCGTAAATAGTTCCCGAGACATTGGCCGAGGAGCCTCCCTGGATGTTCATAATCGCGGAAACAAGAATCCTGTCGCCTGCATTCACGTTGCCGAGATTTATAGAAGCCGGAGTCCCCACAACAAGGCTTTCCGCGTATTGTTCGGTGGTAAACTCAGGCCCGATTGTGCCTTGCGGACCCTGCGCACCTGCGGACCCTTGCACGCCGGCAGGCCCCTGGCTGCCGGCATAGCCCTGAGAGCCTAGAGGCCCTTGAGAGCCGGAAAGGCCCTGGGGGCCAATAACACCTTGCGGCCCTGTCGCGCCTTGCGCGCCCTGCGGGCCTATGACGCCTTGACTGCCTGTGTAACCTTGATTCCCTTGACTTCCTTGCGGCCCTGTTGCTCCTTGAGACCCTATGTTACCCTGCGGGCCTGTCACACCTTGAGGCCCGGTAAGACCTTGAACACCCGCTGCCCCCTGTGAACCTTGATAACCTTGGTTCCCCTGGGGGCCTGTTGCACCCTGACTGCCGACATTCCCTTGTAGCCCGGCTGCCCCTTGCGCTCCTGGGGTTCCTTGCGTCCCTTGCGCCCCGAGTAGGACAAAGTGAGTGGTATCGCTGGCCGGATTGGTTGTTGAATTGCTGATTGCGACGATGCAGCAATACACATTCCCGTTGTAGCTCGGAGCATCACCAACAACCCAGTTTTGCCCTGATGTCCATGGGACGCCGATTTTTGTCAAGCCGGTTCCGGGAGGGCCTTGAACACCTGAATTTCCTTGATAACCTTGATTGCCTAACGCCCCTTGGTATCCTTGGTATCCTTGCGCTCCCTGCGGGCCTTGTGTGCCTGCTCCGCCTTGACTGCCGTTGATCCCCTGGGCTCCTTGGTAGCCTTGAAACCCTTGATTGCCCTGGGTTCCTTGATAACCTTGTACGCCCTGTGGCCCTTGATTGCCCTGGTTGCCCGTAGCACCCTGGTAGCCCTGATTGCCCTGATTCCCTTGCGGACCTTGCGTGCCGGCATTCCCTTGATAGCCTTGTGGTCCTGAAAAACCCTGCGCACCCTGACTGCCGACAGGGCCGGACGGACCTTGCGCGCCCGTAGCCCCCTGTGCGCCGGCCCCTTGCGGCCCCGTGAATCCCTGGGGGCCTTGCGGGCCCATAGTGTTGCTTATAGCCGTTTGCTGTTGTTGAGCGATCATGGTCAACCGGTCAAGAGCTGTTTCCAGTGTCTCCGGGAATACCGACCCCTGGTTGCTCAGATCGACGCCTTGCAACAGGGGCAGAACACGGGCAATAGTGAGCGTTTCGCCGGGTTGCAACGCAACAGTGGTCGTGATGATGCCACCCGTGGCCGACCCGGCGCCGGTCAGCGTGTAGTCGGTCACCTCGTTAAGAGTTGCCGTGAATCCCGACACATTGGTTTTGGTCACCGTGATATCGGAGTTTTCAAGAAAGTAGATAACGAACTGGAACGGCCCGGTGGTGCCGTTGCCGATGATCGTCGCGGTGCGTACTGAGTTGGATACGGTCATTTCAACCCCCTGGGAGTGATCAGTGATCGGTGAGCAGTAATCAGTAAAACCGTTCACCGTTCACTGATCACTGTTCACGCCTCATCTCGAATTTAAAAAACGGCATCTTGTACGGCCCTATCTTCTGCGGATTGGTACTGATCTCGAATCCCAGCCACACCAACCACTGGATTGCCCGCGTGTTACGCGCATCCACGTAGTTCGTAAGCACGTCGAAGCGCTCACGCATCTCCCGTAAACACCCCTCCCTCTTGCAGCGGCGCAGGAACACGAGCGGATGCTCATCGAGCTGCTTTGTGCCCACCATCCAGGGCCGCCCCACATTGCCCAGGATCGAGGACGCCACCACTCCGAACATGCAGACCGGTTCCCCGTCGATGAACCCTACCCAGGCTTTCTCCGAGTGCGCCAGCCCGTGAAACATGCAATCCAGCGGGGTCAAGCACCAGGCGGCCCGTAACTCTTCCCGGTCCGCCTCGCGCATATCGGCCGCAATGGCCGGGATATGCTCTATCTGTGCAGGTACAAGCTCCGCCTTCATATAATTCCTTCTGCTGAGAAATGAGAGTTGAGAGATGAGTTCTCAACCTTCAACCCTCAACCGCAGTTTTCATAGATGCTCATTTGCCTCATCTATCTTAGTGACAGTGTCCCGGCAGCCGGGGCAGGTCCGGACGATCAGGCTGACCGCCTTGACCTCCTTGACCAGGTGCATCAGGGACCGGCCTATCCAGCCCAGAATTCCGAGCACGCCGGTGTAAAAGACATACGTTGCTTGATCGGGCTGTATCATTTAAATTCCTCCGGTAGGGGCGCTGCTTGCCGCGCCCTTGTTTGTCGTCTGCAATGCGGGCGCGGCAAGCAGCGCCCCTACGTCATTCCTTTCACCATTCACCATTCACCATTCACCATTCACCATTCACAAGGTTCTAGCCATTCACGCCTCTAAGTCCCCCCAACAGCCACATCAGGAATCACCGTCAGTATCGACAGCGGCAGCGGGTCTGCCTGCTGCACCACCACGGTGCCGTTCTTGCCCCATGCCGCCTGGGTCAGGATCTCGAACATGCCGGTCTGCAGCGGCAGTGGAGCGCCGGTGCCCAACACGCCGCTTTGGTCCTTGTACTCCCGCAGGTGATTGCTATCCGGGCCGGCCATGATCCCCCGGGAGGACTCGCAGATCAGCGACACCTTGCTGATGAGTTTTTTCTTGTCCATGATGTTCTGGCCCGGCGCATTCAGGTTGAGGGTTGTGATCTCCGCCGTAATCGGCAGACCGATGTGCACCACCGAGGCGGCGTACTCAAGCGTGACCGACCCTCCTGCAACCACCCTCTGGCCATGGACGAAGCCGTCCGCCAGGATCGAGACCGTCTTTCCCTCCAGGTGGTCCAGGCCCGAGAATACCGTTGCAGGGGCTCCGTTATAGGTCAGCCCGGCATCCACGAAGAACGCATCCTGCACAGAGGTCCACTGCCGGCTGTCAAACCGCTCGATATACCGTTTCGTCTGGCCGTTGATCGTACGGTTCACCACCACATACACGGCGTCCACGTTCCCCTCGACGATCGTGCAGACCGACTCGAACAGCCCGTCCGTATCGTGCCGGTGCCAGGCAGCCACTTGCTGCTCCTGCAGGTAGGTGAACCCGAGCAGCACGCCGTCATCGCGCACCGCCCAGATGCACGAATAGGGGATCTGCTGGAACGCCCATTCCAGGATCGTATGGCCCTGGAACAGGTGGGACGACATGACGGTCATGTCCTCGCCGATATAGGAATCGGTCTGGAACTGGTAGGCCAGGGACCGGACCTGTGATCCCTTGGACTGGATGTAGATGATGGTATAGTTGACCACGATGGGGGGCACATCGGAACAGCCGTTGTATCCCTGGCGCTTGACGCTGATGGAGCTGGGGGTCAAGACCCCGTTGGCGTCCCCCTGGATGATCCACTCCCCGCTGGAGGTGAGTACGATCAGGTCCGTCATCTCGATCATGTGGCGCACATAGTTGACCTCCCGGGACGCCACGGTGAAGGTGATCGCGTCATCGTCCAGAAGCACTACGTTCATCCCGAAATCCAGGTACCCGGCGGTGCGGGAAATCCAGATGGTCTGCGGGAAGTCGGCCGAGCCGCCGAAGCACTGGCGCTGTTGGTAATAGGCGGTCGTGCCCGGCCACGACTTGTTGCCGCCCCACGATTCAAAGGCCCACTGGTAGGAGGGAACAGCAAGCAGGGCATTCGAACAGATCCCGCCTCCGTTCCATGGCGTATTATCGTAGCACCCTTCGAGGTAAAACCTGTTCGCATCGATGACCTGGATGATCCATGCCCCATTGCACTGCGTGCCGTTCACGCCCGAGATAACGACCGAATTGCCGTTCGCATAGCCGTGATTCGGGACCGTGATCGACACGCATACCCAAGGGTTCACGGTTCCCGTCGTTATCGCGGTGATCTGCTGTGGTATGACGACCACTTGCAGGTTCACCGGGAGCGGCGTCAGCACGTTGGCGGTGACGGCCGTGGGCGAGGTATACCCGGTGATCTGGACGATACCCGAGCCTGAGTTAAGGTACTTCCAGGAAATACCGGGGTTGCCGTCACAGGCGGTCCCTTCCGTGTGGTCGGGCATGACGGTTCCGGTGGTTCCGGCGGTCATGGCCTGGTAGTAGTACTCCCCGGCCCTTACGATCTGGCCGGCATTGATCGTCTGCTGCACTCCCCACACGGGCGTTGTGGCGTCCGGAGCCTCTGAGATGTACATCAGCATGCCGGCCATGTTGGCGGCGAACAGCGCCTTGGTTGCAGTGATGGTTACGGTTCCCGACGTGTTTGAGGCATACACCGTGATGCTTTGGTCGATGTTGGTGTCCTGGAACGGTCCGTTGACGTTGGCGAACTGGCCGAACGACCACGCCCAATGCTCGGTCCTGGAGAGCTGTTGGGTCGGGTAGTTGGGATGCGTGATGGTCATGACATCGGCGGATTGGGTGAACTTCAGAAGCGGCAGATCGGCCGCCAGATAGGGGGTGGCGACCTCCACGACCTGTCCGGCGTTCGCGTTGCCGGCCGGATAGAGCACTTGGCCGCCGTTCATGAAGACCCACAGGTACTGATTGCCGAAGGCCAGCACATAGGTCTGGGTGGTGGAGAAGGAAAAGGGGATCAGCCGCACCTTGGTTGAGCTGTCTTTGACCTCGGCTATGAACGCGGTGCCGGGACGGTTGTCCACCCCTCCGGTCGGCCGGACGATGAAGTTGCGGCATTCCGCCAGACCGGTGTAATACTTGGCCAGATCGATGCGGCCGTACAGCGAGGGCGAAAGCTCTCCCGAGGCGAATGTGATTTGCGGTATTCCCTGGCCCACTTTTTTAACCCCTTTCTTAAAGGCGTGAATGGTGAGTAGTGAGGGGTGAGGGGTTAAAACCGTGAGGCGTGAAACGTAAATGGTAAGGGGTTAAAGCCTTTACTCCTCACTATTCACTATTCACTATTCACTATTCACTCCTCACGCCTCTATCGCCTTGCCCTTATAAAGTCGCTCTCCGGTTGCGGGCCGTCCTCGTTTTCGTTCAGCAGGTCCGCACCGGCCTCAAGGAGCGACGACAGATACTTGGTCTGCGCCAGTTGCGCCCGCTGAATGTCCGTGGTCAGGGGAATGGCCAACTCGGCCGCCAAGGCCCAGGCAAGTGCGTTGACGAACGTCTGCGGGAACAGGGTCGGGTCCGTGACTACAACGGTGTACTCGCCATGTGCGTCGCGAACGTTGGTATAGATGACCTTGGAGCTGCCGTCGGCTGCCAGCCCGATCTGGAACGGCGTCCTGGGGGGCAGGCATACAATGAAGTCGGCATAGAGCCCTGGGTAAATGCCTGGCAAAAACGGGACGTAGCCGTTGTTGACGATGTTGCGGAACTTCAGGCAGTCGGTCGGGTAAAGGTAGCGGAAATGCCAATTCGCCGGGGGTGAACCAATGTCCTGCAACGGGGCGTATTTGCGGGCGAACGGCCAGGGCATGGCCTGCAATACCTTGTTGCGCGTCGGCTCGTAAAAGAGGCTGCACAGCTCGGCCTGATTGCTGTTTTCGGCCAGATCGGCGATCAGCAGCGAAATCCCGCAGTGTGCCAGGGCCATGTTGCAAATTTGGACGTCGGATGTGGCGGACATTGTTATTTACTCCCACCGGAGATTTGTTCCTCCCCCCAGCGGGGGGAGGTTAGGAGGGGGGATCATTTGATCTTGCACTTGCTCCCCCTCCCTGACCCTCCCCCGCTGGGGGAGAGAACTTTGATTCCAATCAGGGTGCATGACAAGCGCCCCTACTTTCCTTCGCCTGCCCCTGCTTCCTTGAGTTTGTCCTTAACGTCCTTCTTTGACCGGCCGCTGTCATCCAGAGGGTCCATCCAGTCCGCCTCTTTGCCGTCAAAGTCGAACTCCTCGCCGGGCTCTCGGAGCTGCTTCCCGTCAAAGCCCAGCTGATTTGCACGATAACGAGCCATGATTAACTCCTTTTTAACGGCGTGAATCGTGAGACGTGAATGGTGAGGAATTAAAGTCTTTAACTATTCACACCTCACTCCTCACGATTCACGCCTTTCAAAATTACATGATATTAAAACCGGACGGATAGATGGTGTTGTCCGGTACGTCAAGAGCGATCACGGCCGTGAAAGCACCGGCAGTGAGCGGGCCGTTGGTGACCAGGAAGTTCAGGGCCACGAACTCCTTGAAAGCCGCCGTGGGAATCCTGAACTTCAGGCAGCTGTTGGCGCCCAGGGATGCGATGGGGACCGCCCCCGAATCGAGCACGGTAGCAGGGGTGGGGAGCGCCGACGTGGCATCGGTCTGCAACTGAAAGTTGACCGTGGCGTTGCCGGCAGCCGTTACGGCGGTGTTGGTCTGGATGTAGAGGTAAAGATCTTCACCGGCGCCGATGTTGCGGGCCGAGCCGATATCGATGACATTGGCACTGAGAGCGGAAGCCGTGACAGCCTGCGCCAGGGCGAGCTGAAGGGAGGAATCGAGAATCATTGGGTAGTCCTTTCTTTTGAAAAACGTGAGTCGTGAGTTGTGAGGAGTGAGGAGTAAAGGCTTTAACCCCTCACCCCTCACTATTCACCATTCACGCATTTAAGAAACCTTCGCTTCCGTCAAAAGCAGCTGGTCGCAGGTCTTGATGGGGATACCCATGAAGGTGGTCTTGAACTGCTCGGCCGCTTCCTTGATTGCCAGGACGTAGTTGGATTTGTTGAGGGCCTGAATGTCCAGCATCTCGCGCACGGTGCGGTTGGCGTAGAATACCGGGCGGCCCATGGTGATGAACGGAATGCGGTGGATCGACTTGATCATCAACTTGATAATGTCGGCCGCCGATGATTCGGTAGTCAGGTTGTTGACGTCGATGTTGCAGATACGCACGCAGTAGCGCCAGTCCTTGACCACCAAGCCGTTCTTCCACTGCCACCAGTCCTTGTAGGCGCGGTAAAAGCCGCCGTTGCCGTCGAGCACGTCTTCAAGACCCAGGTCCTCATGCACCAGTCCGGCACGGCTCCCCTTGGGGTAGACGCCGAAGACGGTGTTTTCACCCCAGACCACGAGCCAGATGGAGGTATTCGAGGAACCGACGCCGCCGTTGATGACGTTGTGGGAAATCGGCACCGAGTTGGAAATCGTGTTGTAGCGGGGGGTAAGGCCGTTGATGCGTTCCGGGTTGACCGTGGTATCGCCGTAGAACAGGGTCTGGGCCATGGTCTGGTTCATAGCCTCCACCTCGGCGATCCCTTCGGAGAGACGGAAGGCGGCCGTGTTGCCGTTCAGTTCCGCCACGTCCTTGTCAACGTGGTTTCGTGCTTCCAGCATGCCGCAGGTGTCGATTACCGGGGTGCGGGTGGACTTGGAAGGCTGTATGCCCTGGTACAGCTTGCGCCAGGTTGCCGAGGGAAGGCCGGTGCGGACCACGGAGCGATGCCCGGTCTCCATGTTGGATTCAATGAAGGGCATATCCTCCAGGAGAGCGTTGGTCTGGTTGAGAAGTTCCGCGACTCTCGCGACCCTGCCGTCAGGATCGAGACTGTTGGCCACATCGATAAGGGTCGAGCTGTTGCTGCCGATAACTGCCATGGTGGTGCTCCTTTCTTGGGTGACGAGTGAACAGTGATCAGTGACAAGTAAAAACCTTAAAAGCGCTGTTCACCGTTCACCGTTCACCGTTTACTGTTCACTGTTTACCGTGAAGCGCCGCTGACTTTTGTCGTATTGTTGGCGGAACTGATTGCCTGGAAGCCGATCTTGGTGACCCCGGATGCCGGCCATAAGATCTTGCCGGTCGCGTTGACAATGCCGAAGTCGGTTTCCGTGCCCGTAACAAAGCCGCCGATGCGGAATTTGATGGGCACCTGTGCCGGGGCCGACTGAGTGCCGGTGTAGCCGTAGACATCCATGCAGTTAAGGGAAGCCGTGGTGTAGTTGGCAAAATACTTTGTCCCGAGCGTTTTGGCCGGGAGCGTGGCTTGGGGAGAGCACTGCTGGATGGGATCGCCCGAGGAATAGAGGACCCCTTGGGTGTGTTCGAGGCTGCCCGTTGCATAGGCGATTACTGCGGTGGCAGTTACTGCGAGGCTTGCAATGATTGCGAGGTGGATACTTCTCATGCGTGATGCTCCTTTCGCATCTGTCTCACGACGATGCCTGTTAAAAGTGTCGGTACTGTCTCACGACGTTCCGGTGAAGCGGTGATCAGTGAACAGTGATCAGTGATCGGTGAACAGTGATCAGTGATCAGTGAAAAGCTTTTACTCGTTACTGTTTACTCGTTACTGTTCACTCGTTACTGTTCACTCGTTACTGATCACTCGTTACTGATCACTGCAGTCAGGATGTCCCCGGCATTTCATTCCTGTTCCCCTTGTCAGTGAACAGTGATCGGTGAACGGTGATCGGTAAAAGCTTTTACTCGTTACTGTTCACTGTTCACTCGTTACTGTTCACTGTTCACTCGTCACTGTTCACTGTTTACTGTTCACTCGTCACTGTTCACTCGAATCAACGTATCACCGGCACGCCGCCTGTCCTCTGTAAAGGCACGCCCCCGGAGCGGACGGCGGGGATTTTAGTTATCGTCAGGTTTACGCCAAAAACATGAATCAATGGGTAACTCCCAGGATTATCGCC